GATTATGCATCCGGAACAGATCCGTTTGCTAATTTTAAGAGAGGAGAGATTCTTGGCTTTGCAAGTGCCGAAGAAGGATTAATGTTGCGAGTAGTCGATAAAATTTCACGTATTTCCACCTTCCTCAAGAAAGGTGAATTAAAAGTGGGAAATGAGACTGTTCAAGACAGCATTCTTGACGTAATTAACTATATGATTCTACTTCAGGGATTGTTGGAAGATAAAGAAACAAAATAATGAAATTTTATACAGCATGTGCACTTAAGGGGAACAAGGTTCTTGTTCGTGGCTATAACAACGGTGTTCGTTTTACGGATACCGTTACCTATAAGCCATCATTGTATATGCGTACTGATACTCCCAGCAAGTATAAGACTCTAACCGGGGTAAATGTTGGTCGTATTAAGTTTGAGAATTTGTATGAGGCTCGTGAATTTCTTGATCAATACAGAGAACTAGAAGATTGTCCAATTTATGGAAACACTGATTTCATCACTCAATATATCATGGAGACTTATCCGTCTGAGGTGGAATACGATCTTTCCAAGATCAAAGTAGCCTACTTGGACCTTGAATGTGAGACGGAAGGGGGGTTTCCCAATCTTGATGCGCCAAATGAACGCATTAACTTGGTGACGATTCGTATCTCTGGTGTCAATTATGTTATCACCATGAAACCCCTCAACCTTCCGGATTGTCGAGTTGTTCTTGTTGCATCTGAAAGGGAATTGATTAAGAAGATCTTTGACATTCTTCGTCAATGTGATGCAGATATTTTGACAGGATGGAACATCAAACTCTTTGATATGCCCTATATCATTGGTCGTGCCAAACTCTTCTTTGAAGAAAAGGAGATTCAGGCATGGATGCCCTTTGGCTTCATGAAGATGCGTATTACCAATATTGGTGGTAAAGACTATACTTTATATGAGTTTCCAGGATACACCATTCTGGATTACATGGATCTATATAAGAAGTTTTCTGGAACCAACCAAGAAAGTTATGCCCTAAATAATATAGCAAAGGTAGAACTAGATGAACAAAAACTGGACTATACCGAATATGGGTCGTTGCGTGAGTTTTATACGCAAAACTTTCAAAAGTTTGCTGAGTACAATGTCCAAGACGTGGTCTTGGTTGAGCGACTTGAGGATAAATTAAAGTTAATTGATCTTGCAGTTTCGATTGCATATGAAGCCAAGATCACCTTTGATACCGTCTTCTTCGCCACACGTATTTGGGAAACCATTTGTTGTGACTATCTTGCCAAGCAAAACATTGTTCCACCATTAAAGACAAAGTATGCCAAGGACGATCAGTTTATTGGTGCCTATGTTAAGGATGTGATTCCCGGTCTATATAAAAATGTTGTGAGTTTCGATGCAACATCTCTATATCCATCTATTATCATTGGTTGGAACATTTCACCCGAGACATGCATTGTCAAGAATTCATCATTGAATGCAGATGACTTTTTGCGTAGTAAACGCAAAGAGATTCCAGACATGATTCAAGATGCTATTGATCAGAATGCATGCTTGGCATGTAATGGATCAGTATTCTCAAACAGCGTCAAGGGATTCATTCCTACTCTAATTGAGATCACTTTCAATCAACGACAAGAAGCCAAGAAGAAGATGATCAAGTTGGAGAAGGAATACGAAGTCTCCAAGGACAAGAAACTTATTCCATTTATTGCGGCTCTTAAGATTCGTCAGTCAGTAAAGAAGATTCTAGCAAACAGTCTGTACGGCTGTCTTGGTAATCCTGCATTCACATACTCTTCTCCAGAACTTGCAACTGCAGTTACCGTTACTGGTCAGGTTATCATTCGATCTGCTGAAGATCAGATGAATGCCTATATCAATAAGGTCATGAAGAATGAAGACTCAAAGGATTATGTCATTGCTGTTGATACAGATTCCGTGTATTTGAATCTTGAAGATATTATTACTAAAGTTTCTAGCAAGAGTGATATCGGTGACATCACAACCTTTATCGATAATATCTGTGAAAAGAATATTCAAAAAGAATTGACTGCAACAATGAAAGAGTTGACCACCAAACTCAATTGTCTTACCAACAAGATTTCATTCAAGCGTGAAGCAATTGCATCAAGTGGAATGTTTATTGCCAAGAAGCGATATGCATTGTTGATGACAGATCTTGAAGGTGTTCGCTTTAGTGAACCAAAGTTAAAGATCATGGGTCTTGAGACAGCACGAAGCAGTACTCCAGGTATTGTTCGTAGTAAACTCAAAGACTGCATCATGATCATTATGACCAAGACCCCCGAGGAGTTGCGTAAGTATGTGAATGCATTTTATGATGAATTTATGGAACTACCTATAGATGTTATCGCATCTCCTCGGGGTGTTAAGGGTATCTCTAAGTACACAGATGTCTCTGATATATACAAGAGTGGAACACCTATTGCTACTAAGGCAGCATTGTTACACAATGCATATTTGAAGAAGTTGAAACTTGATAAAGAAGTTGCACCTATCAAAGAAAATGATAAGATTCGATTTGTGTTTGTAAAAGTTCCAAACCCATATGGTATGGGTGGTCGTGATGCAGTTCTTGGATTTATCAATAAAGCCCCAGCACAGTTTCAACTAGATAAATTCGTGGATCGTAAGAAACAATTTGAAAAAACTTTTAATGAACCTCTTGACAATATTTTGCAAGCAATTAAATGGTCGATAAGTGACAAGGTAACACTTGACTCGTTCTTCTCCTGATATATAATACTAATCTGAAAGAATATTAAGAAATGGTAAAGACCTTTAAATCTAGATATGGGGATGAACGAATCCTCACAAAACGTAAAGACGGAAACTATAGTCTCGAAGGTCACACCTTATTTTCTAGGGGCGGTGACGGTTTATTTGATTTTGAAGGTGGTCCATGTATTATGGTTGGTACTAGACTACTTGATATTGTCAATGACGTAGATGACGTAATTGTAGAATCAATTACTATTGATGACACCATAGTTGAAGAAAACTATGCGCGTATTATCATTACAACTAAAAATTATAAGAAAGGTAAGAAACAAAGTGACAAAAAAATCTAAAGTTACTATTACTAAACTTGTTCCGTGGCAATATGACTATAATATTTTAAAAGTTCCATATCAGGAATTTTATGAATCTATTGAAGAGATGCCATTTACTATGTTACTATATGAGTATCGTTCTCACTGTGAATACAGAGGTCACATATTAAAGAATAGACCTGATTTCAGTATAGAGAGTAATACTGATCTATATAATAGAATTCATGCAATTGAAACTTTACTCAAAGAACATTATCATAGACTCAACGATTCTATTGAAGCGTGTCAGTATTGGGAAAACGAAAATCATAAGCTAGCACAAAAGAAGAAAGAAGAAAATGTCAAAGTACCTAACAAATCTACTAAGTAAATTAAACAATCCCGATGCAGCTATTGTAGCCGATGGTATTGATGGGGCAGATGTTACAGGCTTCATTGATACTGGTTCTTATGTTCTGAATGCTTTGCTTTCAGGATCTATATATGGTGGACTACCTGCGAACAAGATCTCTTGTCTTGCAGGAGACCCTGCTACTGGAAAGACTTTCTATGCAATTGGAATCGCTACGCAATTTCTCAAAGACCACAAAGACGGTGTTGTCATCTACTTTGACACGGAGCAAGCAATCACTTCAGACATGTTTGCACAACGGGGAATCGATTCCAAAAGAATTGCAGTTGTTCCTGTTGCAACAATCGAAGAGTTCAAGAACCAGGCTCTCAAGATCGTCAATGATGTACTTGAAACACCTGAAGAAGACCGCAAACCAATCTTTATGGTTCTTGATTCTTTGGGAATGTTATCGACAAACAAAGAAATGACCGATTCAGCAGATGGTAAGGATGTGCGTGATATGACCAAGGCACAACTTACTAAGGCTACATTCCGTGTTCTTACATTGAAACTTGGTAAGGCAAAGATACCACTTCTTCTTACAAACCATACCTATCAAGTTATTGGTTCATATGTTCCTACTAAGGATCTTGGTGGTGGTACAGGTATCAAGTATGCTGCTAGTAACATCATCATGTTATCTAAGAGTAAGGATAAGACCGATGAAGGTATTGTTGGTAACTTTATTAAGTGCACCAATTACAAGAATCGTTTTGTTAAGGAAAACATGCATGTTCAGACACGGCTTAATTATACTTCTGGATTAAGTAGATATTATGGGTTGACAGACCTTGCAATTGAGTATAATATATTCAAGAAGGTTTCAACACGAGTAGAACTCCCAGATGGTACAAAAGCATTTGAGAAAAATATAGATGAAGATCCTGAAAAGTATTTTACAAAAGATATTCTTGACAAGTTGGATGTGGAAATTCAAAAAGGATTCAAGTATGGGCAAGGCAGTTGAATATAAATTTATTCCCGAAGCATCAGTAGACAGTACACAAACTTGTCCTATTGAAATTACATCAGGTAAATTTTCTGGTATTATTTACCGCTATGGTAAAATTGATTTTAAAGAAGATGGTAATGATGGATTAAACGTTACCATGGAAATTGAAATGATTAAATTCCCTGAAGGGTTTGATCAAGCCGATAAAGATTTCACACAAACTGCTGGTGAAATATTTGTAAAGATCATAGAGTCACAAGTTGAAAGTGATGAAGATAAAGATCTTGAAGCAGATGTTCATGAAGATCATCTTGACAACGCCTAACCCAGTGATATAATAAAACCATGGAAACAGTTATTCTAAAGAACTTAGTTCTCAATGAGGACTTTGCTCGCAAGGTTGTCCCGTTCCTTCAAGAAGAATACTTTCAAGATAAGGCTGAACGAACAGTCTTTAATATTGTAAGTAAGTTTCTTCTTAAGTACAATAACATTCCTACTAAGGATGCTGTACTCATTTCACTCGGAGATGACAAGACTCTTGGAGACAGTGAATTCAAGAAGTGTGTTGCCATCTCTGATGAGATGTACAAGGAAGGTGAGAAGTCTGATACCGAGTGGCTTGTAGAACATACTGAAAAGTTCTGCAAAGAGAAAGCCATTTACAATGGTATCATGGCATCCATCGGTATCATTGAAGGTAAGGATAAGGAGCAGACTCAGAATGCAATTCCTGAGATCATGTCTAAGGCTCTATCTGTATCCTTTGATACTCGTGTAGGACACGACTTCTTTGAGGATGTCGATGAACGCTATGAGTACTATCATCGTGTAGAAGAGCGGGTACCATTTGATCTTGAGATGTTTAATCTAATCACAGGTGGTGGAGTTCGTAAAAAGACTCTCAACGTAGTGATGGCAGCATCCGGTGTTGGTAAGAGTGCATTCCTATGCCATCATGCTGCTGCGTGTCTTACACAAAATTTGAATGTGTTGTATATCACACTTGAAATGTCTGAAGAAGAAATTGCTAAACGTATTGATGCCAATCTTTTAGATACAGACATTCATGTTCTAGAGAAGATGCCTCTTGCTATGTATGAGAACAAGGTAAACAATCTTAAGAAGACTTGCCGTGGTAAACTTATTATTAAAGAATATCCTACTGCTGCAGCAAATGTAACTCACTTCCGTAATCTAATGGAAGAACTGAAGATCAAGAAGAAGTTCAAGCCTGACATTATTATTGTTGACTATCTAAACATCTGCTCATGTGCAAGATTCAAGATGGGCAATGGTATGAATAGTTACACCTATGTCAAGGGTATTGCAGAAGAACTTCGTGGTCTTGCCAAGCAGTTCAATGTACCACTATGGTCTGCTACTCAGGTAAATCGTGAAGGTGCAAAGAGCAGTGATATGGAGATGACGGATACATCTGAAAGTTTTGGTCTACCACAAACTACAGACTTCTTCATTGCACTCATTGAGACAGAAGAGTTAGCACAGAATGGTCAACTCATGGTCAAGCAGTTAAAGAACCGTGGTAATGATACAACTAAGAACCGTAAATTTCTTATTGGTGTAAACAAATCCAAGATGAAGTTCTACGATGTAGAAAATTCAAATAACAGTCTCGTCAATGCCAACAATACAAATGAAGAAAGTTATGGATCGGGTTCTGGTCCATTAGTATTTTCAGATGATTTTGGAATAAAAAAGAACAAAGCCGTAAACTGGGTTTTTGAAGACGCACCAAAATGAGTATATATATTGATAAGAAATATGTGAATATGTTGTCTGGCTCACTTGAGAAGTTCAAGTGGAAGAAAGAGAACCTTGCTACGTGTCGTTGTTTTAAGTGTGGAGACTCACTAAAGAACAAGACGAAGACGAGAGGATTCTTTTTTGAAAACAAAGGAAATTATGTTTATAAATGTCACAACTGCGGTATTGCCTGTAGTTTATATTCTGTACTTGAAAGTGTTAGCCCATCTCTCTGCAAAGAATATGCATTTGAAAACTTCAAAGACAAAAATCCAGAACCGTTGGTTACAACGAAGACAGAAAAGAAACAGCCAGTGTTCAGTGATCTCGGAACAAGGCTTGATTTACTCAATGCAGATCATCCGGCGGTAAAATATGTTCAATCTAGAGAAATTCCAAAAGAAAAGTATTGCAATTTTTATTACTGCAGTGATTTCAGTAGAATCATGTCTTCTTTCGATAGAGAAGGATCTAAGGAAGGTCGGCTCGTCATACCGTTCTATGACGAGAGTGGGAGCCTTATTGGCGTACAGGGCAGGATTATCGAAGAAAAAGCGCAAGATAAAGCGATAAGGTATATCACATTAAAGCGTGAAGGCGAAGAGCGTCTATGGTACAACATAGATAAAGTAGACGCAAGAGATACTGTGTATGTGACTGAAGGTCCGATTGATTCCATGTTTATTCCAAATGGAATCTCAATGCAGGGTGCAGGTTGGTTAGAAGATCTTCCTAAGAAGATCTCCAAATCAAAGGTTGTGTTTATATTTGATAATGAACCAAGAAATGTAGAAATTGTTCACTTGATTGGAAAGTACATTGAGGCTGGACGAAATGTAGTAATTTGGCCTAATGAAATTGATAAAAAAGATATTAACGACATGGTGATGGCATTCGGTGAATCTATGACCATGAAACTAATAATCAACAATGTTTATTCTGGACTTAAAGCAAAAGTAAAGTATACTTACTGGAAGAAGGTTTAAATGGAAGATGAGAACGACAAATTATCTGAAGAAGATATTTTAAAGGCTAGTGAAGCGTATATCACCTTTGTACAACGATTCGGTGAGTATGTAAAAGAAATGGATCCCGAACTATGGGGTCGTGCAAGAGAATATGCAGCAGACTTTACTAAGATTGATGGCGTAAGAGTTGAACTTGTAGATGCAGATGAGGATGAAGAAGATGACACAGACCATACCAATGTTGCCGGAGCAGACTAAACTTACCGTACTCGACCATGGACACATACAACTTATTGATTACATGGGTAGCGATTTATCTGTAGTAGATGCTGCCCGTGTTTCTTTCAATAAAGAAAGTTCTTGGGATTATGCTGATAGTCATGTTCCAATTCGTTCTCTACCTGATAAAGATGTAAAGTTAATTACATATCTTGCAAAGCATAATCACTTCACACCATTCTGTCATCCGCAGATTAGTGTTCGTATCAAGTGTCCTATCTTTGTTCGTGCACAACTTGGCAAGCATCAAGTTGGTCTTGTCATGAATGAAGTGAGTCGCCGCTATGTTACCTTTGAGCCAGAGATCTATGTACCTCTTTGGAGAAACGCCCCAACGAATGGAGCCAAGCAAGGTAGCAGTGGTGCAATTGAAGATCTTGATACCTGTATTAAGTTACGAGATGAATATAAAGGTGTTGCAAAAGAATGTTTGGATCTATACAATCGTCTATTAGTAGATGGTGTTGCACCTGAACAGGCACGCTCTATTTTACCACAAGGTACATACACAGAATTTGTATGGACTGGTTCTCTATATGCATTTGCAAGAGTTTATAACCTTCGTATCGATGCGCATGCACAATGGGAAGTGCAAGAATTCGCTAAAGCAATTGACAAATTAATTGCTCCCCTTTTCCCAGTTTCGTGGCACACTCTAACAACTAAATAAGACACCCACTAGGAGTTCATTACATGGCAGATGCTTTAACACCGTTTCAATCTTTTATCTTTATTTCTCGTTATTCTCGTTGGCTTCCTTCACAGAATCGCCGTGAGAGTTGGGATGAATGCGTAGACCGTTGGTGGAATTATTTCACCGATAAGGTTCCGTCTCTTACTGAGAGACCTGATGTCAAAGAAGCAATTTTAAATCTTGAAGTTCTTCCTTCGATGAGAAGTTTAATGACTGCAGGTCTTGCTCTTGATCACGATAATACGTGTTTGTATAATTGCTCGTATCTTCCAATTGATTCTGTTGAATCTTTTGCAGAACTCTTTGTCATTCTTATGAATGGTACTGGTACTGGATATTCTGTAGAGCGTCAATACACCGATAAACTTCCAACTGTTGCCAACAAGATTGTAAAGAATTTTGATAAGGTAATTGTTGTTGAAGATTCAAAGGAAGGTTGGGGGAATGCTCTCAAAACCTTATTCAATGACCTCTATGCTGGTAAGCACCCTAAATGGGACTTGTCAAAGGTTAGAGCATCCGGTACACGACTTAAGACTTTTGGTGGTCGTGCTTCTGGTCCTGCTCCACTAGACAATTTATTCAAATTTTTGGTCAAGGTCTTCTATAATGCTCAAGGACGTAAACTTTCGGCTCTTGAATGCCATGACACCTGCTGTGCCATTGCCAATGCCGTAATCGTGGGTGGAGTCCGTAGATCCGCTATGATTTCGCTCAGTGATCTGGGAGACCGTGAAATTGCTATGTGCAAGAGTGGTGCATGGTGGGAACAAGCCGGATTCAGGTCTTACGCCAATAATTCAGCAGTTTATCGTGGTAGACCTCCCATGGGACAGTTTCTTGAGGAGTGGACCTCTCTGTACAACTCTCACAGCGGAGAACGCGGCATGATCAATCGTAGGGCTCTACAGGAGCAAGCAGCGAAGTGGGGACGAGAGGAAAACTGTGAATATGGTACCAATCCATGTGCAGAAATTATTCTAAGACCCTTTGAATTTTGTAATCTTTCAACTGTTGTAGTTCGTATAGACGACACCGCAGCAAGCCTAAAGAAGAAGATTGAAATTGCCACTATTATTGGGACTGTGCAGTCTACTTTTGTGAAATTTCCTTATCTTCGTCCTGAGTGGAAGAAGAACTGTGAAGAGGAAAGATTGCTTGGTGTTTCCATGACAGGAATTTTTGATAATAAACTTACCAGTGGTCTTGAAGGTAAGCCAAAACTAGTTCGACTTCTTGAGAATCTTCGTGACCATGCAACGGCTACAAATCTCAAATGGGCAGAGAAGTTGGGTATTAATCCTAGCAAGTCAATCACTTGCGTCAAGCCAGAAGGCACTACTTCTTGCT